TGCATCGCACAAGTGCTGAAAATAGAGAGATGATGTCTATTATCAGTATAGCACCGCATCTGTGTGAAAATCAGAACAGATAAATATGAAAAGGAGGTAAACAGAATGGAAGTAAAAGTAAAAATCAACCTTGAAGAGGTTGCCCCACAGGTAACCGAGGAAGTTAACGAGATACGCAGACTGTCTGATGAGCTTTATCACGTTGCAAGATCACTTTATATGAAACTCGGATATGACCTTGAGGTTACAGCCAAGCCGCTTGATACAGAGAAAAAATAATGCCCATGCAGGGAAAATTGCACAGGCATTATATTCTGACTGTTAGTCGGCAAGCTTTGAGATTACATCTTCAAAATCAGCAAAGCAGTCCATGGTTGCGGACACTATTTTTCTCATGTCAGGCTTTACGTCATCATCGCAATGTATAATGTAGCCTTCCATTTCTTCATTATACTCACGTATAGCTTTGTCAAGAGCGGCTTTAACTTCTGATTTTGTCAAGATAAACACCCCCTTTCACCTGTAATTATACAGTGGCAGGGGAGAGATGTCAACGTTCGAGGGTGATATGAAAAATGAATGTAAAGGAACACAAGAAGCCGCTTTGTGCTTACGGTAAAAGGGTCAAAATAGCCCTTATGGAAAAGAACCGAACGCAGACGTGGCTTATAGCAGAGATCAGTAAGAAAAATCCCGATATTTATCTTGACAGTTCCTGCCTGCACAGGATCCTGACAGGAACAATCAAAAGCGGCAAGGCTATTGCTGCTATTAACGATATTCTGGGGCTTTGAAAGGAGTTGAAAATATGTCAGCAAGAAGGAAACCAACAGATGTGAGCCTTGAGCATTGTCCTGATATAGTCGATGTCAATTATGTGGCATTTCTTTTCAAGATCTCTCCGGCGCAGGTGCGTAACCTTTGCAAAAACGGTGACATTCCGCATTTTATGGTAGGAAAAATGTACCGATTTACCCGTCAGGACATTATCAGGTATGTGTATAGGGATAACATTCCTCAAAATCTGTTATGCAGTCAAAAATAAACATAAAAGGAGATCAGACCATGAAAACATACATAGTATTCGTTCATATGAAGCTGACCAGCGGACAGGAGAACAGCATATATAAGGTATCCGCCGCATCGGAGGAGTCCGCAGTGGCAAAGGCCAAGGGCAGGATATTTTCCGAGAATGACGCAAGCGAACTGGTGGAAGTTGCCATCACTGACGTTTGCAGGGGGTGATGACATGAGTGCTCTCAGTGACTTCTATATCAGCGTAGCAAACGCCTCCACAGATAATGAGGTATCACAGGCTATAGAGACATTTATCCAGACCGTCGCACAGAATACTGCCTCGCAGAACCCGATCACATCGGAAACAGCTCCGCTGTATGCAGCTGCGTATCATGTGCTTTATGAAAGCGTCTATAGAATGCTTTCCGATGAGGACAAAAAGGCAGTGGACAATCTTGTGGCACGGGCTGTTATTGAAACCCAATGCGTCAGCTTTGGAAAGCCTGTTGACTTAGGAGGCACATATGGCTAAGAAAAAGAAAAGTGATACCCCGAAAGCCTCCAATACTCCAAGCATCGAGGCGGTAAGCCGCCGTGCAGATGAGCTGGGCATGACGTATGGGCTGTATGTCCAGTCGCCTCAGTACATTATTGACACTGCGGACGATGGGTATTTTTGTAAAGGTAAAGGCAGAAAGAAGGTAAAATCAAATGGGAATGCTAACAAATCGTGAGCTTAAAGCACTGCTGAACATCACACTGTGCAAGCAGGCACTTATAATTATGCCAACAGAAGAGTCTGCAAGTGCCATGCGTGATTTTTTGCGGGCACAAATAAAGGCAGAATATCCCCAATATTGCAATAGCTATACCGTAACGGGAATAGCAGTGTATGTCAAATCTCACGAGGTTATAATCGTGGTTACTCCTGAAGACTGGCGCAGTTACAGAAAATACACTTTCAATGGCATTGTGCTTGTCGATGACGATATGTCTCCCGATAACTATGCGCCGCTTCCATATATCACTGAAAGCCCTGAAAAGCTTCACAAGTATCTGGGAGAGCGGATCATATGATACAGCCTCAGAAGTTTGGCAATATCGTATTTATCAACCCTGCAAACGGGCTTTTCCTTGTCACACGTGACGGAGAGATCTTATTGCAGACGGATAACCCACGGGCGGCGGTCATCTACATAGCGGGACTGTTTGAAACAAAGATAATAAATCACTTCAAGCCTCTGCTTGCGGCGGAGGGATATAACGAAAAGGGGGAGAGGGTCAATGACAACGGACGAGTATAAAAAGATAGTCTCCGCATCGGTAAGCGAGGAAGCTGAGCAGATACATCTCATGCAGTGGTGTACATGGGCACAAAGCAAGTACCCTGAGCTGGAAGCGATTTATCACGTACCTAATGAGGGCAAGCGTTCAGCTGTTACAGGCGGCAAGCTCAGGCAGATGGGGCTTCGCTCTGGCGTTCCCGATATATGCCTTCCGGTACCAAGCGGCGAGTACATAGGACTGTATATAGAGCTTAAAAAGGTTGGCGGCAGGCTGACGGATAATCAGGCGGTATGGCTTGAAATGCTGGAGCGTTACGGCCACTGCGTTGCGGTCTGCTATGGTGCGGAGGACGCAGAAACGGTCATAACAGCATACCTGGAGCAGGACATCGGCACGCTGGACAGGCATACCCTTAAACGATCCCGAGGAGACTTTAAGGAGTTGAAAAAGAGGCGCAGGTCATCAAGCAAAGCGCTGTATGAAAAGGCGATATGTATTGCAATGGCTGTTTTGCAGTCAGCTGCAACAGTGGCAGATATTGTTATAAACGGCGCTATAACAGGACGCTCGCTGGTTATCGTTCTTGCACTTTCCGTAGCAGCGCTGTTCACGATGATACGGGAGGTCGGACGTGGATAATCTTCAAATATTCAGCGGGCCTAAATCAGCAAAATACGGATATCAGCTTAACCCATATAACACCATGATAGGCGCACTGTACGAGTATCATATAGCTGTCAAAAAAAATAAAACGCCCGATGTCAGACACCGAGCGCAGGGAATGGGAAGCTATGGTATGGAAGTATTTTGATAAATGTATGTTCAGCTGTTCACGCTGTCATCTTCCGGAATATCCGAAGTTCCCCAAAGATAAAAACCGGCTGGATAAAACGGTCACAGGCAGGCTGTACGAACAGTTGTTCGATATCATTAACTACAGAATGCGGCTGTCAAGAGCTATTGCCGAGATATACGATAAAAAAACTCCCGCAGGCGGCCAAACACCTGAGGGAGCGGAAAACAGAACAAATTACTATTACAATCTGAGTATATCACATACTCGGAAGAAAGTCAAGGTGTAATATGAGTTACGAAATTTTCAGCGGTAAGGCTATAGAAAAGCTGAACACCGAACAGAAAATAAGCGTCAGCGACAGCAAAATCATGATTATGAAGGATTTTGTCAATGAAACATTGACCACCTTTTGCAAGCAGTCAGAGGAATTTTCTCAGGCTGTAGTCCAGGGAGGAAGCTTCATTGATTGCATGAAATATGTGGCTAAGGGTGTAGGGAGAGCTATATCCGATATAGAGGCTATCGAAAAAGCGGTACGCTTTTACTTTCCCACCGCCACCATATCCCTATCAATGACGATCAACACCGAGGGAAATAATTCGCTATCTTCATCATCAGAAGAACCCAAGCAGGAAAAGCACGAAAGCACAGCACTATCAATGTCGCTGGACGACCTTCTGGGACTGTGAGGTGAGAATATGAAAAAGGATAATGCCAAATTGGCGGAGCTCTGGCGGCAATTTCCCTGTCTGCTAAGCAGGGAAGCCGAGGACCAGATCGTATATGATGCGCTGCCGCAATTCCTGTTCTACCAAAAGAAGCGTGGCAAAGCATGGTGCTATTGCACCGCCTGCCGCCGCAGCGATGTGTTCCAAAAAGATGTGTATGCTGACGGAATACGGATAGGCGGCAGTGATGTTCCGGAACGCCTTAAACACAATGATGTCGGCACCTGCCCGATGTGCGGTCATAAAGTAACATACAAATGCGAGGGCAGAGGACATAAGTACCTTAAGGCGTGGGGAAATTACGCTGTATTCACTGCAAAAGACAATGTACTATATGTAAATGCGGTAAAAGTCAAAGTATCATGGTCGCACATTGAAGAACCGTATATCGACTATGAGTACCACAGGCGATATATATTTTCCGAATACGGTTCGGAGGAAATGCGCTGGACATGGCAGAGCGGGGGCTTCACGGCGATGAAAGCAATAAACGAGCCTGTATTCGGAATGTACAATATGGGCATAGACAGCATGGAATATACCCATTCATACACCTGCATCAACGATGATGCAATAGGTGACACATTCCTCAGATACGTGCCATATTACGATTATTGTCAATCGGCGGACGTTATTCAGCCGGTAAAATTTATTGAACTATGTGCGAAAAATCCCGCACTATGCGAACAGCTGTGGAAATGTGGATTTTCAAAGGTAGTAACAGATATGGCAGTCGGTAAATCCGTCTTTTCCAAAATGATAAATTGGAAATGCACCGAGATAAAAAAGGCGCTGGGCTTTGATGCCAAGGAAATGAAAGAATTTCATGACAATGGCTGTTACTATTCCCTTCGGCAGATATACGGATATATGCTGCTGAAAAAAATAAAAGGCATAAACGGCTTCGATGAGCGCATGAACATTCTCAAAGCCGACGGAATAAGTCTTATTGAAGAAG